CTAGCGGCAGCGCCGGAAGACCGCGCCGTCGTGCTCCAGGCTGCCGTCGGGGCACACGACGAGGTCGGTGTCGTACGGGACCTCCGCGCCGCCCATGCCGAAACACCTCGGGGCCCGGACGCGGCCGTCGGCGATCGTGGCGGTCGCGCAGTCCATCAAATCGATGCCGACCCCGCGCCCGGGCCCGATTGAGATGTCGGGGAGGTCCTGGCCGACCGCGCAGTAGCGGCCCGGCGCGGGCCGGGGCTCCGCAGCCGCCGGGGCGACGGCGAGGACGAGGGCGAGGAAGGTGCGCATCTCAGATCTCCATGACGAGGAAGGGGTCGAAGGCGGGGTTCTCCAGCTCGACGGCCCACATGCCGTCCCGGCGCCGGTGCGAGGTGTCGTGCCCGCGGGCGTTGGCGATCACCCTCGTGCGCCCGATGCGGTAGTCGGCCGACCGATGCACGTGCCCATGGATCCAGATGTTCGGGGCGCCGGGGCCCTCCATCAGCGGCGTCAGGTCGCTCGCGTAGGCGGCGTCGATCGGCTCGCGGACCTCGCCGTGCAGGAGGCTGCGCGGGTGTGGAGCGTGGTGCGTGACGACGATCCGTGGTCCGTTCCAAGGCTCCGCGAGCCGCCCCTCGATGCACGCCCGGTGCTGCCGGTGCAGCGCGAGCGCGGCCGGCGGCCGGAACGGCGCGGGGGTGCCGTTTCGATCCCGGATCTGCACCAGCCTGTGATCCCTCATGCCGACTTGGCGGTCCCCGGCGACGCGCATCGCGAGCTCGCGACGCTCCTCGCCCGCGATCGCGTAGTCCGTCCAGAGCGTCGCCCCGGTGATCTCGACGCCGTCGACGAGGCAGGCCTGCCCGCTGTCGAGGAGCGTGATCCCTGCGGCCTCGGCGAGGTCCCGGGCGCTGGCGAGCTCGTCCGGGTAGCGCGCGCGCCACATGTCGTGATTGCCCGGCACATAGACGACCTCCCGCGCCCGGGGGACGACGTGCTCCGCCAGCCACGGGAGCGCCCTCCGGGTGAGGCCGTCGGCCACATCTCCGGCGACGATCGCAATGTCCACGCGCGGGCCCGGCGGCGGCGTCCACGGCGTCGCGTCGACGTGCAGGTCGGACAGGATCCAGACCGTGACCATCACTCTCCCCCCTCGCACCAGGCGGTGCCGTCTGCCTCGAACCACGCGGCCGCCGCTCGTACGACGACCCGCCCCTCGATCCGGAAGCCGCTCTCCGTGAGCCGGTACCTGAGCCGGCGCGCGCCCGGCGGCCGGGGCAGGTCGGCGAGTTCGCCGGAGGCCCACGCATGGACGTCGCGCGCGCCCGCCCGCAGGCACCGGAGGCGGGCCACCTCGGATGCCCGGAAGGCGACACCGATGAGGACGACCCCGAGCCGGTGGCCGACCACGCGTCCGGAAATGCGGACGCTCCACCGGCAGCGGGTGCGGTTGCGGTAGACGTCAGCCACCGCCGACCACCCGCCTGCCGTTGGCGTGCTCCGGGCACAGGCACCGGAGCCAGCCTCCCTGGCGTACGCGGCCGGGCTTCCCGCATTCCTCGCAGATGTAGGCGGATAGATGCTCGACGGCATCGACAGTATTCGCCGTGTATTCGCAGTCTTCGTTGGCGTCGTAGTACCAGCGCGCCGAGCCGAACTTCTCCTTCATCTGCGTGGTGTGGAAGCCGTCGGCGATGCCGTGCTCGCGCAGGAGTTCGGCCGCGCCTTCCCACAGCCACTTCCATCCCGGGCCGCACTCGAAGCAGCCCTGGCCGAACACGCGCCGGTGCCGCCTGGCCAGGCGCTGCTGCCAGTCCGGCGGGCACCGGGGCGCGCCGTCTCGCCATCGGCACGCGAGGACGCGTGCGAGCAGGTCGAGCAGGAAGGGCCTCGGAAGGGGACCGACGAACGTGCTGGGTCCGTCGGCCCTGCGCTCCCGCTCGACGGCGAGGAGCGGCCCCTGCCACCGGACGAGCGGCCCGTGCGGCGAAGGCTCGACCGCGAGGACGGTGACGCTGTCGGCGCCCCGGTGGTGGCGCAGGGCGGGCCCGGCGATGCTCAGAAATTCCTCGGCGATCACGGCATGGGCTCCGGCGGCAGGGGGGCGAAACAGAAAGCCAGGGCCTCGACCTCGCGGGCAAGCCGCAGGCCGAGGGCGGGATCGAGCCGGCCGGCCTCGACGAGCCGGCCGATGCGGACGACGCGGGCGCGGCAGCCGCGGCCGACGAGGGAGCAGACCCGGCCGCTCTCCCAGGCGGCGCGGATCCGCGACGCGATGACGTCGAGCGTGTCGGAGCTCTCCACGGCACGCCCCCCTCAGTTCGGGAGGCGGCGCGCGAAGAGCTCGCGGCTGGCCACCACCGCCTCGATCATCCGGCGCAGGGGGCGCAGGCTGCCGCCGCGCCATGCCGAGAGGACGTCGAGCTCGCCCCCATCGAGGGCGGGGCACCACGCCTCGTCGAAGCCGCGCTCGCGCCGGAGCTCGTCGAGGATCGCCGCGGCGACGACCGGCAGGTCCTCCGCGCGCGGAGCCTTCCACTCCAGGGCCTGGCAACGGTCGCGCAGCGGGGCGGAGAGCCCGTCGAGCGAGTTGGCGGTCAGGACATAGGAGACGGGCGAGAGGTCGAGGGCGCACTCGAACGCTGGATCGTGGATCGCCCGGGCCGTGCTGCCCCTCTCCAGGAACGGGAGGAGCGTCTCGTCGAGGCGGCCCCATCGGCGGCTGTCGCCCGCCTTCTCGACCTCGTCGACGACGATGCCGTGGGAGGCCTTCCCGAAGCGGAGGCATGCCTGGGCCGGCACGGACGGGCGCCAGGATCCCCACATTCTGCTGGTACCAGCCCAGCTGCCGCCATCCATCTGGCCTGCACCGGCGTAGACGGTGACGTCGAGCCCGGCCGCCTCAAGCACGGCCCGCGCGAACGCCGTCTTCCCGCAGCCGGCTGGGCCGACGAGGATCCGCGGGGAAAACCGGGCGTAGGGGGCACCGACAAGGTCGGCCGCGTAGGCCTCGACCGCCTCGACCGCCCACGGGAAGCGGGCGCGCAGGCGCTTGACGAAGGCTGCCGGATCCGGCGCCGACACGAGCGGCATGGGCTTGCCGGCCCACGGCTCGGCGAGCGCGCGCGGGCTGTCGCCCCGGTCGCGGATGCTCTTCGACGGCTCCGGCAGGTGCGTCATCACGGGGAAGACGACGAGCGACAGGGCTGGCCGGGCCGCCCGACGGCGTGCGCCCTCGTCGAGGATCCGGCGCGCGTTAGCAACGGCGAGGATCTCTTCCGCGGAGAGCTGCCCCGGCGGCACATCCGGCAGATCGAGGGCGAGGTCGCCGTCCTGCACGACGGGGGGCTCGACCCGCTGCCCGGCGCCCCCGCGCAGGATCGTGTCCTCGTCCTCTACCATGCGGAGCGCCGACCCGAACGTCGTCCAAGCCTGCACCCACGCGGCCGCCTCCACGTCGAAGCTCTCAAGCCTCGGATAGCTGGGGCCGGGCACGTATGGCACGTCCCGGAACGTGGCTTGGGCGTCCTCGGCGCGCAGCAGCGCGTGCCGCACGACAAGGAAGGCGCGGTCGAGCTGGGCGGCCCGGACTTGCGCGGCCGCAGTCGAGAGGAGCTCGGCCGCCAGCCTGGCCGAGGCGAGCTCGCAGCCCAGCTCGGCGAGGTGGAACACGAGCACCCCGCCCACGTCCCGCACGAGCGCGAGCGTCGGCGTCGGCAGGCTGTTGCGGAGGGCCTCGCTCGCGAGCATGCGCTCCAGCGTGGAGATCCTGCCGACGGTGGCCTCCTCGAATGCGGCGGTCAGCGCGGCGTGCGTGCGGTCGCGCAGGCCCGGCGCGCCGAGGAGCGGCTGAAGGCGGGCGCGCAGATCCGTGACGGCGTCGTGGCCGAGCATCCCTCCGCCGTAGAGAAGCTGCACGCGGGTGCGGGTGCCCTGACCGTCACGGGGCCCGGCGAACGGGCGCGGGTCGAGGATGGCGGCGCGCACGGCGGCGGCCGACGAGGCAGCATGCTTGGTCACGGGAGGAGCTCGCAGGTACGGGATCAGGATGCGCGAAGAGGCGCGCCGAGCAGGGCTCAGGCGGCGGCTATCCGTTTCCGTAACAAGCGAGCTGCGAACACGAGGGCGATCCCTGCGGTGAGGCGGTTACCCTGGCAGGCGGGGACTCCCGAGGCAACGCGCGATCGGGGGGCGTGGTGAAGATATCCCTGGACGTTGGGGGCCGGCCCCTTCCCATCGCGAATCGTTCGCCGATGCTACACTTGGTCGGAGGGGTAGCGGAGGGGCGAACGATGGCGAGCGCGAGCGAAGAGCACCGGGCGGCGTGGGATTTCTATCGGCTCCCAAAACCGGCGCAGACGGTGTTCCGGGGCCGGGTCGTCGGCGCCAGGTGCGGAGAGCCCGACGTCGTCGCCGCCTTTGCGGCAGTCGGGGTGACGAACTCAATGAGGCCCCCCGTCATGGTCTACGACGACGTAGCGGCCGCGCTCGTCGCACTGCCGGTGGACGGCCGCCCGGCGATCGAGGTCGCCATGTTCGGGCAGGCTCTCACCCCACAGGAACCGGCCGCCCTCGTCCAGGAGACCCTCGCCCGCGGGCGCGCCATCGGCCACGACGACCGCCAGCTCGCCGGGGCGATCACGGTCGTCCTGAAGAGCCATGGGCACCTCGCGAGCAAAGCGGCCTTGTGGACATGCTCTTGATCTAAGGCGCCTGCGGGCCTCGTCGCGACCGCGACGTTCGTCTCTGCCACGGCAGTCCTCGGGACCCTGGCCCGGGCCGACCGGGCGCTTGCCGACCTGCGCGACACCGTGCACCCCGGGCGCCGCTGATCTCTGCGTCAGCGCTTGGTCCCGCTCCTCTTCCCCTTGGGCTCTGTGCTGTGCCGGGCGCAACCTCAGACTTTCTGGGCTTCCTCGAAGTGCCGCAGAACCCGCCGGGCGATCGCGAGCAGCGCGTCAAAGGTCAGGATCTCGATGCGATGGAGGTGGCCGTTGTGCCGCCGCAGGGCCGACCGCTGGTCGTCGTTCAGGTCTCTGCCGATGATGATGCGGGCCCGCATCTTGGTAACGTCCTCCCCGTCGTTGGCGAGGATCGAGTCCCGGTTCCGGTCGAGCTTTTCCAAATAGTTTTCGGCCTGGGCCACCACCCGCGTCAGGTCGCTGCCGGGCGCCCAGACCTTGTGCGAGGTGTCGAAGGTGAAGAGTGCCTTCCCCTTCAGGGGGGTCTTGATCTCGATGAGCTCGACCCGGCCGTCCGTCGTCCGCCGCGGCACGAAGTCGGCGATCTCGTCGCGCGTCCACCGGCGCCGGTCGAGGATGCAGCTGTACTCGCTCCCGAACAGCCAGGGGTGCCGTTCGAGCAGCGCCTGGAAGTCGCCTTCGCTCGTGTCGGGAGCCTCGATCATAGCCTCGAACCGGTCGACCACCTCACGGTAGACGGCGAGGTTCATGGCGGCGGCCGCCTTCTCGATGAACCCATCGTCCCGGGCGAGCCGGGAGACGAGAGCGCCGAGGACGTCGGGCTTCTCCGAGGCCTCCCGCAGGAGCATGGTCAGCGCGTCGAGCCGATCCGGCGCGGCGAGGTCGCGCAGCGCCTGCATCACGTCCTTGGGCCCGCCTCGCGTCGGCATCACGATGTAGCCGCCGGTGGAGGGCGGGAGGGCCCCGCTGCGCGCCGCCGCGAGGAAGTCCGCGAGCCGATTGGTCTCCTCACCATCGAGTTGGACGGAGCGGGTCAGGTCGACCGTGCACGCCTCCTTCGAGAGGGCGATCGTCTTGATGCTCAGCGCGTCGTGATGGTGCTCACCGGTGTGCCGGTCGCGGACGCTCGTCAGGCGCGCGATCCGTCGAACCTTCGAGCGATCCTTCTGCCCGTCTTTGAGGACGACCTCCTTGCGGCCGAGAACGTTTGGATTGATCGTGGGGTCGCGCTCATCGACGTAAACCTTCGTGGGCTCCACGATCCGCTCCGGCGGCATGCTGCCCAGCTAACCTGGACCAAACCAAGAACGTCGTCCAGGGATTCCGAAGCACCACGTACGCCCTCATCCGCGCCCCTGTGCCTGCAGGGCTTCCTCGACGAGTTCGGCGACCCGCTGCCCCGCGGCGCGGCCCCGCGCTTCGCCCGTATGGCGACGACCCGGTGCAGATGCATCCCAGGCGACGCGACGACCAGCTCGCTGTCGGCGCTCAGGCGGACCATCAGCACCAAGTCCTCCTCGTGGCAGGCCGGCCGCCGTGGCGGGGTCATCCCCGCAAGACGCGCAGGGCGGTCTCGGCATCGTAGCCTGCCCCGTCCGCGAGCGCCTCCGCGCGAGCGGGCTCCCACGCCTCGGGATCGCCGAGGGCATGCCGGCGCTCCCGCAGCGCGCGGGACAGCGCGGGCTCGGGGTGGTCGTGATAGTCGGGCATGCCGAGAGGGTCGCGCAGGCCCCACCCGCGGGCAAGCCCGCGTGCAGAGGCGTATAACGAGAAGAGCCCCGGCATCGCCCCGGGGCCCTCTGAACACCTCGCCCACTAGGGCGGGTAAATCTCGATCACTTGAAGGCTGTAAAAGACACGCTGTCATCCCTGCGCACGAGGACAGGGGCTAGGTCATCTCACCGGCAGTATCGCTCACGATGTGTCATCCCTGAGTACTAGGTCAGGGGGCGTCTTGTGCACGCCCTGAAAATTAGGCCCAGGCACCAGCCGAGGGAAGGCCCGATTGGAGGCATGGTAAACGGTCGGCGTTTGCCTCTGTCAGCTTTGGTTGAGACGTTGGTGATGATAGCCGGAGCCATTGTTTTGCTCCCACGCATCGAAGCTCCGCACTGAAGCAACCTAGAGTGATTAGGGGCCGCCATATCGGTTTGCGCTACCCAATACCTCATGCACGAGCGGCTACTCGTCGCTCGCTTGGTTGGCCCCTGATGGTGTTAGGGCGGCTTCCGGGACATCCGACGGGGTATGCCGCTTCCCTTGAACCCGGAAAAGGACGACTGCGGTCTCCACCGAGCTGTCCGCAACGGTTCGATGATGGACGCCAATCTGGTCGCGTATGTCGGGCTGGGCTCCGGCTCGGTCATGCAGGTCGAGGACCATCAGCATGGAAAGCGCGATGTTCGTGCCCTGATACGAGATGGCTTGCGGGCCGTATCGGTCGACCAAGTCGCTAAGCGTCAGCTTCGGGAAGGAGCGCTTCAGTTCGGACGTCGTCTTCATCCATCTGTAGGTGAACAGGACATCAACGCGCCCGCCGCCGAGGTCCCGGGCCTCGGGTCGGCAGATCTCCGCGAGCCGCGAACCCATGAGGAAGTTGACGAAGTCATGCTGGAGATCGGCTTCCAGCGGCGGGTTGTCCGCGTCACGATTGAAGAGATAGGCGACGCCGGGATACGTTGCCTTGCTGAGGTTGTACCGCGAGACGACGAAGCGTGTGACCTCTAGGAGCAGTACATCGACGAAGCTCCGGACATCCTCTCGCCCCCCGTAGTCGACATTCCCGGCGAGGGCGGCAAGGGCTGTCCCAAGCACCTCGTCGACGGTCCTGGATACGGTCTCGTCGTACAGGATGACGGCATCGGCCTCGATGCGGGCCGAGACGGTCTCGCGTACCTGCGCCGGGAGGTGCTCAATGATGGCGGCGGTCGGTGAGCTCCCGTCCGCCGCCCCGGAAGGGCGGTGGGTGACGAGGTCTACCCGGGCTTGGCCCACGAGGTCCCCGAGGGACATCGCCTCCGGCAGGTAAGCGGACCCGGCGTTCTCCTCTATCCAGTGCTCCAGGATGTCCAGGGAACGAAGCTCGCGCTGCATCGCGCCCACGATCATCGGGCGCACGACCTGCTCTAGCCCGCCGTCGGACCCTCGCCGGAACATGGTACGGCTCGCGGCATAGACGGACAGAAGCTCCTCCTCCATGACCGCGGCGACTTTGAGCCACGCCGAGCGGGAGATCTTGTCCGTGACCGCCCCGAGGCGGAGCGCGAGCGAAGTCCAGTGGACGCGTTCGAGGTCCTTCGCCGTGAGCCAGGACGACGTCTCGGGCTCGCGGTCATTCGCGGTGAGGTAGGCGGTGTACTCGAAGGCCGATCGCGTGACGGTGTCGATCCGCTCTGGGAGATCCTCGCCGGTACGGCCTTCCTGGAAGGCCACCAGCATGTCGAGGCAGTTCCGGTAAAGCCGGGCATCGAGGCGCGTCTCGGTCGCGTCCTCGGCACGCGCAAACCAGCCCCGGGCCCGCCCGAAGGCGTCGAGCGCCGTTTTCGGCGTGGTGGCGCCGAGCCCCGTTCTCAGCGCATCGAGGCCGAGCTCGACCGCGGCTTCGTCCTCCGCGTCCTCGACATCCGCGAGTTCCGTCAGCTTGTGGCGCAAGTCGTCGGCGGGCTCGTGGGCCAGCACGGCCCCGGCAACCCTGGCCGCATGGCGGAGATAGATGCCGTCGTCCGACGGGTCGAGATCGAGGAGGTCGGCTTGGAGGCGCCGGAGCAGCGACCGCTCCGACTGGGCCATGATCATCGCCGCCTTCAGCGCCTGGGAGCGGGTGCCATAGTGGGCCGACCTGTCGGCGGCCCGTTCCAGGAAAACCCGGCCGAGCCCTTGGCGGTGCGTCGGCGGAACCTGCCCGCCGCGCCCAAGCCAAGACGCAATCTCCATCATGGCGAGCACGTCGGCGTTCTCCGCCACCGCGACCAGGGCCTTCGTGGTTGCCTCGGCTCGCGGATGTTCGGCGAGGATGACGAAGAGGCGCGCGCCCTCGACTTCCGCCGCATGATCGGCGGCCGCCGCGGCGAGCTCGTCGACCGGGATGTCGCCGAGGTCTTGCGCGTCGCCGTCGTCGAGAAGGCGTCTGATCAGGTCGGACGGCGCCACGGAGCCAGGCTCAGAAAAGGAATCGCTCGCCATGAGCGTGGGTCACGTGATCGCATGGGACAACGTCGAGGAGCGTCGGGTCCGCACGGGCGCCGACGATGATCTGGATGTCCCCCGCGCTCTGGATAGCCTCGTGCACGCGCGACAGCAACGCGGCGAAGTCGGCGGGCGCCATCTCCTGCGCGCCCGGGCTATCCAGGACCAGCAGGCCCGGGTGCCGGCCGTACATGCGTTGCCGGGCCACCTCGATCACGGCGAGCGCCGCCGCGATGCGCACGCGCAGGTTCTCTCCCGGGGACAGCCTCCCGAAGCTGGTCGGAGCCTTGCCCTGCACGATCCGCATCGCCCCCCCGGTGCCCCAGTCCATGCTCTCGATGTTCTGGACGCCGAACGAACGGGACAGCGTGGTGATCTCCCTCGACACGTCGGCGAGGATCTCGCGCGCGAGCCCGTCGTAGAGATCCTTGGTCACCTCCTCGGCGGCCTGGAGCACTGCCTCGTCATGAGCGCCGGTGGCAGCCTCTTCCTTCTCCTCCTCTTCCTCCTCGGCCGCGATCAGCGCGAGGAGTTGCTCGCGCTGGGCCTCAAGGCCCCGGATCTCCATCTCTAGGTCGGCGGAGCCCTCGGCCCGCAAGGCGGCTTCGGTGGCGCGCGACGCCTCGATGGCCTTGGAAAGCTCCGCCTCGGCCCCCCGCTGCGACGCCTGCGCCTTGGTCGCCTGGGCGCTCAGCTCCGCGACATTGACCTCAACGTCGTCGACGTCCCGCTGCAACTCCTCCAGCCGCAACGCGTCCTCGTCCTCGTCCGGTGCCTGGCGCGTGCCGCATAAGGCGCAGGTAGAACCCTCGTCCGCCCGCGAATGCCGGTTGTGGTCGATGCCGGCATCGCACGAGGGGCAGCAGACGGGGCGCAAGGTCCGGAGCACCACGCCGGCTGCCCGCTCGTCCCTGAGTTGCTGCAAGGCCCTCCGCGTTTCGAGGAGCAGGGTCGTCGCGCCCTGCAACTGGCGGTCCACCCTGACCGCCTCCTGCCGCGTCTCCTCGATCCCCTCGCGCAGGGCCAGCAGCCGACGGTCCTGCTCAAGCATCGTGGCCCGCAGGACGGCACGGTCGGGCCCGGGGCGGACCCGGCCGCGCGCGGACGAAAGGGAGGCGTCGACCGCTTCGAGCCTAGTCCGGAGCCTGTCCCCGAGGCCGCGGGAGGCGGTGGGACGCTCGGCCTTCGTCGCCCTCAGCCGCTTCAGCGCCGTTGCGGCAGCCGTGTAGGTGCTGACCCACGGCAGGCCCATGAACATCTGCAGCAGCCTCAGCGGGATGGCATCGACCAGCAGCTCGCCGAACACGGCCTTGCCCGGACCGTCGACGAACAGCGCCGACGCGATGACCGGCCAGCCATGGGTATGGCTGCCGTCCTTCTCGTTGTGGGCATGGAACCTGGCGAAGCCGAACTCCGCCAGCATGGCGTCCTCGACGGCCCGTTCGAGAGGCTTCCCGACCGTGCCCTCGTACAGGGTGAACCACCCGCCCTCCTGTTCGCGGCTGAAGCTGCCGGCCGCGCCCTTGTCGGGGTCGCCCGCCTCCTTCGTGACGAGGAGCCGGTGGCCGATGCCGTTAGCCTCGAAGACGACCTCCGCCTTGCTCAGCCATCGCCACACGTCCGGCTTCACGCGTTCGTGGATGTCGCCGCGGATGCCCCCCTGGATCACGCCCAGCAGGGTCGACTTGCCCCTGAAGTTCTGGTCCGAAACGATGGCCCAGAGCCCGGGACCGAAAGTGAAAGTCTGGCCGAACGGGCCGTCGGCGACGGTGCCCTCCTTGATACCCTTCAGCGTGACAGAGCGGATGCGGAGGCTCTTCCTACGGGGCAAGGTGGATTGAGGCTCGACGGCGTGCCGGTCGAGCACCTCCTGCACGACCGGCATCGGCAGGGATGCCTTGCCGGCGATGGCCTCGATCCACTCCGCTGCCGTGGCTTGCGTGCTCATCATCGTCCCCTGAGGCTCCGGAGCCGGGCCAGGACGCGCTCCTTGATGGACGGGATTTCGGTCCCGTGGCGGGCGTCGCGGTACTCGGGATGGAGATACTGGTCGCCCTTCAGGTCAGAGCCGCTCCGGAAGCCGGCCAGCGTCATCACGAGCTCGACCCGCGACCTATACCAGCCAAGGCTCGGCTGCTCGCGCTCGATCCGCTCGATGAACGCGAACGAGGTCGGAAGGACGATGAAGTCGTGCCGGCGCTGGCCGGTGGTCTGCTTCAGCGGACGCACCAGGCCATGCGCCGCGAGGATCGAGAGCGGCATCTCGATGTTCTGGAAGGCCCCGCGGCGCCAGCGGACCATCGCGACCGTGCGAAGGTCCGGCTCGTCGGCGTCGAAGATGTCGGACGCAGCATCCAGGGCGGCAGGATCGCCCTCGGTCTCGAAGCGGGTCAGGAGTTCGTCGGCCAAGTAATCCGGGTAGCGGACGAGGAAGTCGATAGCCATCGCCCGCTTCTCGCCGCGGAAGATGCGCCCATCGTGTGCGGCCTCCTCGCTCCCGAGTGCCAGGATGTACAGGAGGCGCACCGCGTCGCGATGGTGGAACCCGATCTGCGGCTTGGCCGGTCCGCCCCGCGCAGGACGGGTCGTGTCAGGGCTCGTGGTCGTCTCGGGCTGCCCGTCCATCGTGGTCGCTCAAGGTCGTGGAGGCCAAGTCACGTCGGTGACGAGGCGTGCGCCGGCCGGCGCCGAGTTCGTGTCGCCGGAAGGCTAGCCCGCCGAAGCACCGGCTTCCAAGCCGCCTCGCGGCCATCGACGCTCGACGGGGTCAGACCGGGCCGGTGACATAACGGCTTGGCAGTGGCCCGGTTCGTTCGCGCGCAGGGTATTGGGTTAGCGCTACCCGATACCCTGCCGCCGAGTTGTGTTTCCCGGCCCCCAGGGGTCACCCGGTCGGGACGGCCTCTGGCGCCGTTTTGGATCCGGGCACCTCGGGCTTGCGCAGGCTTCCAGGCCGGGACAGGTTCGCGGCCGCTCAGGAGATACCGTCATGAAACCCGTCGGCGAGCACCCAACCAACTGACGGCCGGAGTGCCGCCATGGCCGAGCCTCCGCGCCCTTAGGGATAGGGCGAGCCACGTCGGGTCCGGGACGTCCTCGACGTGCCTAGCGGGCCGGGGCCGGGACTGCTCCCTCCCAGTGAGGACGCGCAGGATCGTGGCGGGATCGTAGGCGTTGTTGGGCATGCCGGGATGCTCCCGCCGGCAGGCCTCGTTAGCCGCCCCAGTTCAAAAAATTCTCGTCCGCCGGCGATGATCGCGGACGTCCAGGCCACGATGGTCTGGCTACCACATGAAAAAAAACGGGAATGTTCAAACCCGAAAATTTGTCGATCCAGACAATTTGTGGCCGCCCGCTAAGCTATTATGAACCAAATCTGATTCAGGTTCCAACAGGTATTTGCGATTACATCAACAGGCCTCCCGGCGATGGCGTCGGCATGAGGCAGGACAGATGGCTCCTTACACCACGCAGACCGCGCTTGAGCTCGTAAAGGAACTCCAGGGGAAGGCCCGCTGGTCCGACAAGAGTTTATCGATGCGGCTTCGCCGCGGCGAGCCGCTAAGAATCTTCATCGAGCGGAGCATGATGGGCGGAAGCGTCGTCTATGCAATCTGGAGGGACGACGGCGCCATCGGCGGCTTCGCTCACCGCATTGTGTCGGGCCTAGCTACGGCTGAGGCCCAGGCTGTCAGCGTCGAGGACAGCCTCGTCTACAGAGTCCCAGACGAGAGAGGGGCGCGGTTCCTCGCGGCCGGGTTTGGTGACGGCCGGGTACCCGGTCCGGAGGAGGAATACGTCATCTCCATGGAAATCTGGGATCCGGACGGCCGCCTGGACGAGAATGGCCGACTAGTGGCGACGACCTATCTGGAAGTCGGTCCCTGACGGGCATGGTCACGGGTCTGCAGGGCCTCTTCGACGAGCTCGGCGACCCGCTGCCCCGCGGCCCGGGCGCGCTTCTCGCGGATGGCGACGATGCGGGTCGGGGGCGTCCCCGGCGACGAGACGACGAGCTCGCCGTCGGCGTGGAGGCGGACTGTAATCGTGATGGGGTCGCTCATGGCAGGGGAAGGGGCTTGAAGCGGGCGCGCTCGCGCTCGTAGTGCTCCAGGACGTGGTCGACCCAGGGGGCCATGCCGCTCGCCTTAAGCTTCAGGCGCTGAGCCCGAGCGTACACCTTGCGGGTCACGTCCTCGATGCGTGCCTCCTCGCGGTTCTCGGTCTTGTCCCGCGCGTGCGCCAGGATCGCCGAGCCAGCGCCCCCGAGCTGCTCCTCGTCGAGGAAGGTCCCGAGCGTGCGCCGGGCATCGTGCGGGGTCCAGACCCTGATGCCGTAGCGCTCGAACAGGTTGCCGTGGGGACGCTTGAACAGCGGCCCCTTCTTGCCCTTCCTCGTCTTGCCGGCCTTCGTCTTGCCCTCCAACCGATGGAAGAGGCCGGTGAACCCGGCCGGGGTCACGTGCTTACCGTCGACCCGACTGGGGAAGCGCCACGGCGATGACGGGTCCGCCCCGAGCCGATCGATCGCCGCGATCGCGGCCGGCGGGATCGGCAGGGCGTGCGGGCGGCCTCCCTTCCGGCCGCTCTTCATTTCCTTCGCGGTCCAAGTCCAAACCTCCCAGCCGGGCATGTCGGGCATGGGGATGATGCCGTCGCGCCGGGTGCGTCCGAGGCTGCCCGTCCTCTGCCCGGTCAGGACGACTGCCCAGACGGCTGCCAGCATGCCGTTCTCGGTCTCCTGGTCAGTCGAGCTGAGGGTACGGTGATGCTCGATGACGAGCAGCGTTCGGACGAGCTCCTGGATCGTCGGCGTGTGCTCGCGAGCCTTCGAGCTGTACTCGATGTGCCAGCGCTCCTGCCACCACGCGTGCTTTTCGTCCGCGAGCCCCGAGCGCGTCGCATGACTGCGCCACCCCCAGGTCAGCGCTTCCTTGCACTGCGCGACGACGCGGGCCGCGGCGGAGAGGGTGCGGGATTCAATCACGCGGTCGCGCAACTCCTCCAGATCCGAGATCTCAATCGAGGCCAGCTCCAGCCTCTCGATTGGCTCGAACTCGGGGCCGGTGTGGTAGGCCGAGTAGCTGCGCCGGTAGCTCTCCTTTAGGTCAGGCAGCTTCGATGCGAGGAACTCGGCCATGAGGTCCTGCCACTGCCATGGCCCGCGCCGGCGGCGGTCCTCGTCGGACTGCACCTCGACAGTCTCCGCGAACGCGGCGTCCGCGGCGAGCTCGACCGGCTTGCCCTTGGCCAGCACCGCCTCGAACACGTGCAGATCCTCGCGCGGGTTGACCCCGGCCTCGACGTCCCGGCGCGCGCGGTCGGCGGCGAGCCGGGCCGCCGGCAGGGTCAGGGCGTCCATGGAGCCGAGGCGGAACGTCCCCTTGCGGTGGCGGAGGTACCACGTGCCCGCCGCACGCGTGATCCGCAGGGTGAGGCCCGGGGTGTCCGCGTCGGCGATCTCCGCGCCGCGGCCGACGAGCTTCCCCTCCTGGATCATGCGGGCCGCGCGCTCGACGGTCGCCGCCGTCATTCTCACGCGCTCGCGCTCGTAGCTGCCCCTGCCTGCCGCCTTCGCCATGGCCCATCCCCCGGGATACAACGGGGATACAACATGGGTATTCGGGCCGTGGCAACGAAGATGTCACCCCTCTAAACGAGGAAAACCACGCAACATCAATGGCTTCTGAGGAGATGGTTAACTGAATATCGGGAGGGGTTCACTTGGGCCATATAGCTTCCCAAGCTGAATGTCGTCGGTTCGATCCCGATCGCCCGCTCCACTTATCTCATTGAAGCGTCAGTCGGTTTGGCGCTCTACCGCAGATCTCGCGTTCCCCACGTTCCCCAGGACGTTCCTTAAGCCCGTTCAGGCCTCGTTCCGCGGCGTCCGGTGGGCCTGCCGCGCGGATGCGACTGCCCGGGACTTTCCGACCGCTCCGCGCGAGTAGCGCAACGTGGTCGATAGCTGCGCATGCGCGGCCGACGAGCGGATGTGATCAAGGTCAGCCCCCGCGTCCTCGGCTTCGGTAATGGCGCCCGCCCGGGCATCCATGTTCCAGACCGCATCGGGTATACCGGCGGCCCGGGCGATGATTCGCCACTCCCGTCCGTAAGCGGATTCGGCGTATGGGCGCCCGGCCGTCTCGTCGAGGATTAACGGGCCGATCCGACGAGAGGCCGGCACCCTGGCGATCAGCGAGACGACGAGCGGTGAGAGCTTGAGATCGTGGGCCACGAACGCCCCGGTCTTCGTCGTCGCCTTCCGCACAATGAGGTCGGCCGACAGATCGGACCAGGTGAGGCCGTTCTTCCAGCGGCGGCCGTTGAGTACGATCCCGGTCGCCTCCTCGCCTTCCGGGATCGGCTCCCATTCCCCAATGACGTCCTTCTGTCGGAGCACGGCCTCGAACTGGATTGCCGTGCCTAGGGCGAGCGACAGCCGATCACGCTCCAGCGCAGTCGCGACGAACGCCTCGACGTGGGCGAGCTCCATGGCGATCCGGCGCCGCTCGGGCTGCTTGAACTTGGCCCGCTGAAGGATCTCGTAGAGCCGGGCGCATTCCGGCAGTTCGGCCATGACACCGAAGGCGAACAGCTCCCGGAGCTTCTTGATGATGCCGTAGGCGCGGCGCACGCGCTCGGGACCGCCTGGGGTCTTCGGCTTCTTGGCCGCATCGTACCAGCGATAGAAGTCGGCGATCTTGAGCGCCGCCAGCGAGCGCGAGCCGAACGCTTTCTCGATCAGCACGAGGGTGTAGGTGTCCTTCCGGCGGGTCGTGTGCTTGAGACGCTGGTAGGGGCTGGCCTCGTCAATCTGGTAGCGGCGCGACAGGCTGAGGATCGTGCCGTCGAACCGCGCCTCCGGCCGTTTGAGCCGGCCGGACCATTCCAGCATCTCGGCCTGAAGCCGCATGCATGCCGCCTTGATCAGGATGCGCTGCGAGGGCTCGTCAAGAGAGTAGGGGAGGCGGACCGTCTCCGGCCGGTAGCCGGCCTTCACTAAGTCCGTGCGGGCGCACCAGTAGAGGCGCCGCGTCCCGTCGCGATTCGGCCTTGTCTTGAGACCGGGGGCGTTGAGGTCAGAGGGCATTGAGGTTCTCCACCCCATCGAGCGCGGACGCCTCGATGGTGGAGAGACCGTAGCGCCTGTGCCAGAATGCTTCGACTGCCGGCCAGAAGCGACCGCCCATCACCGGGTCGATCCGAGGTAGGCCGTCCCGTTCGAGCACCAGGGCCTTCGCGGGCCACTCGACGGGCGACTGGCTTAATCGGCGGGCGACCTCCGACTCGCAGGGGAAGAGGCCCTGGCGTCGGTGAACGTCGCGACGGGCCGGAGGCGCGGTGGCCGGGGGGCTGCTCTGAGCCCGCTCGGGGATTCGCGCGCTACGGGGCATCGGCGCCTCCCCCGGCATTCTCGCCTCCATGCAGGGCGGCTTGGGTTTTTCCGGCGGCGATGATGGCCATGTAATCGGGGCCACCCAATTCGATGCTGAGCGCCTTCGCGGCGGCAGAACAGATGTCGGCGGCATCCATCTCCGGCTCGGTCGGCGCGGCGAGGTAGACGTGTCCTTCGCCAGCGGCGTGATTCACAAAAGGCAGGAGGAGGCAGACCGCAGCGGTAAGGCGGGCGATCTCGACGCACTGCTCGCGCCGTATGCCGGTCTGGCCGACAACCTCGCGGACCGCCTCGCCCGCAGCTGCGACCGCGACCGGCTCGCCGTGCTCGAACATCGCGTGATGCGCTTCGACGGCGAAGACTGGACGCGTGTAAGGGCCCATGCGGTGGCCCCACGCGACAAGGAGCTGGTTCAGGTCAGCGCGGCTGATGGCGTCGATGTGGAGGATGGGGGCGACGAGCATCAGGCGACGAGCTCCATCTGCTCGGGCCAGATCGCCCAGGCGCCGGGCGTCTGCGTCGCATTCCACTGGTTGGCCATCGCACTTGCGGAGTGGCGCAGCTTCTGGCCAGAGATCTGCACATGGATTGGCGATTCTCTTCCTTTTTGATCTTTCTTTTTGCGCTGCTCTTCGCGGTGCCATGGGCCACTTCGGACACCGGACTCTGCGGGATCGCGATTGCTCAGAAAGCCATGACAGGTGAAGACGCAACGACATGCTTTGAGTTTTGGCTCAATCGCTACCAGACTCTCGTCGGAACGCTGATTGCCCTCTCTGCAGCTCTTTTGGCCCTGCTCCCAGCAAGGGGCCAGCTTCAAGAGATGAGAAGGCAATCTGCTATTTCTGCCCGACAATCTAGCATCGAAGTCGCCAAAGACTTGGAAGCTGAAATCTCGACATATAAGAGCCTCGAATGGATAAAATTCAGATTGATGCGCCTTCTGAAAGAATACGATGAGGAATCTTTCGAAAGGATATATCAACACTGGCCAGATCAAATCTGGGAGCTTCACCACGATCTCAAGATCGGATGTGAAAAAGCATTCTTCTTCTTTGACCGTTATCCAGGCACGAGTGATTTGTTCTTCGTGCGTCAGACTTTCAAAGCCGCTGCTATCGACCTTGATAATTGCTTTTGGGCACTTCAGGACTCTTTCCGGAGACAAACCTTTGGGGCCGATTATGAAGAAGGCGAGGAAGACATTACCACGTCGGAAGCCGAAATCATTCGGCGCAAAGTAGAGGGATCCATTCTGCTTTTTGAAGAATGTCGTCAGAAGGCCTCTAAAGAAGTTAATCTCGCAAAAGATGAAGCCTGGAGGAGCGCCCGCCATTTTGAAGGTCGCGCTATTCGGTATTGAATGCGTGTGAATAACAAGCGCAGCCATCACACCCTCACTGCACCCGAGCCGGCGCGGGATGCGCCCCGGCCGCCGCGACACCGTTCATCGTCATCTGCCGCAGGGCCGTCGCCTCATCGATCTCGGCCACCACCCGGCGGAAGCGGTCGATCTTGCGGGCCGTGTCGAGGCCGAGCGCGGCGTTCACCGCGTCGTTGATCCGCCGCCAGTCGCGCGGGTCGATCTGCTCGCCCGCCGCCATCAGGAGCGCGTAGAGCACCGCCAGCGACCGGGCCGTGGCCTTGCCGCACTCGGCCTCGGCCAGGAACAGCGAGAGGCTTGGGTGCTCAGCCATGACGATCCTCCTGACGAAGCTGATCCCGAAGGCGGATCTTCTCGGCGAGCGACATGTGCCCAGCGCGCCGGTTGCACGGGCCGCAGGCGAGCGCTTGGTTCGCGATGTGGTCAGGGCCACCGTGCGTGCGGCTCAGCAGATGCTCGCGCGTCGGCGGCAAGGCTTCGCAGAACGGAGAGCCGCAGTAGAAGCAGGCGCCGCCATCGCGGTCGATCAGGGTCCGAACAACCGGCTCGTATTTCGCCTGGATCTGGACCGCCTGTGTGAAGCGCATGTTGCGCCCCTGACAGAACGCAGCCCAAGCATCTCCGGCCTGCCCGGTCATCTTGTGCGGCCGCGCGCCGTCGTTCCGGTAGACGATCGACACCCCCGCATCGCCGCGGAAGCGGACGACCTCGTAAGGGTTGGTCGTGACCAGAACCTCGGCGCCATTGGCGGTGAGCCACTTCTGGAAGGCCGTGATGCTGGCAGGCTGCCGAAGGGAATGAGACGCCCGGCGCTGCTTCTTCGTCGGAGGCGAGACGGCGATCATCACGAGCGCCCTCCAACTTCACGCAGGAGCCAGCCAGCGTCTCGGTCGACCCACTTTTGGAGCTCGACCTTCGCATGCCCGGCAACCTTCTCGTGCGGGGCGGCCTGATAGCCGGGCACGTAGGTCGCGACGAACTCGGGCGACATGATCGCGATCTGCGCGCGATGCCGTGTCACCTGCCGGATCGCCACCGTTCCAGCAGCGACGTCACGCTTCAGAGACGGGCAATGTCGCAGACTGACCGCCGCGCACTCGCGATGCAGCAGCGGCTCGACCTGCAGGACGGCAATGCCCTCGGCCGCATTCATGCGGGGCCGCGCGTGAGAGAGCGAAACTTTCGTCCGGTTGCGCAGAGTGCGTCCGCACAGGTCGCACAGGTTGTCGGAGATGGCTTCGCGTTGGCGCTGGCTATGCGGCTTGCCGAACTGCGGCTTGCCCTGCCCTGGAGCGACCTCCTGGCAGATAGCCGGGCCCCCGGCATATTGGCAGCGATCAACGCGGAATACTTCTTCCGCCGACCACGACACGGTGTAGGGGACGGGCACGCCGCCGTAGGTATGAGCCGCCGCCATCACGAGTGCCCTCCCGAATCCTGCGTCTTCGCCATCCCCCGCAGCTGCACCAGCGTGACGGGCCGCTGCCGCCGCTTGGCCCCGGCGAGGGCTTCGCGCAGGTCGCGCTGGAACTGCGTGGTCTTCGGAGCGGCCGCGGCCGGGCGGAATGGAGAGCGGTGGACGATCATCGGCTCGGCCCTCAGAACGGGATGGGGTCGGCGTCATCTTCCTCACGACGCGGCAGGGCGAGCAGAGCGGGCCGCTCGTAGGGCTTGTTCGTCTTCAGTGCGGCCTCACGGGTGCAGGGCGAGACGCTGAACAGTGCCGACCCGGCGTAGAAGTGCGTGCGCCAGCCTTTCGCGACCGGGTCGCCGTCAATCGGCACGTCCACCCGGATCATCTTGGCGCCGAAGCGCTCCTCCTCTCGGATGCGGCCGACGTGGCGGCGGTGGCCCATCACCTCGACGATGGCCCATTCCCAGCCGTCGGATTGCTCCTCGGCCTGGTAGGCGGCTTCCATCGCTGCGATCGCACGGGTGGCCGCCAGTTCGGCGGGCTTCATCGCTTGCTCGGCCTCGGTCAGGGTCGAGCGGTCCTCGTAGGCATCGAAGATCGCCTCGGCGGCGGCTTGCTGCGGGGTGCGAGTCATCAGACGACCTCCCCTTCGAGATCGGCGCCGCTGTTGCCGCCCGCGTTGTCCGCCTCGGCATCTGCGGCCTCGGCAGTGGCCTGGAGTTCGGCGGCGATCTCATCCAGGGCGGCGCGAGCGCGATCCGGCAGGCCAGCGCGCCACTCGTCGAGCGCAAATGACCCCTCGCGCGCCTTGGCTCGGGCATCGGCGAACAAGTCGGCCTTGGTCCGCTTCGGCGCGGCCGCCTGCTCGACGCGAAGCGGCTTCACCACGTAAGGGGCGCGCCGGGCCTTTGTGACCGTCAGCGCCAGCGTCATCTCGCGCTCGAGGTCGGTCATGTGGCTGATGCGGATGCCGCCGACCGCGATGCCGCCGAACAGGACCTTGTCGTCCCGATAGAGCGTCATGCTGCGGCCGACGTAGGCGTTGCCGTCGTTGCCCCACACCGTCACGAGGACGCGGCGCATCGACTTGCACGGCAGGTACGGCTTGCCGCCGTCGCCCTCGAAGTTGATCGCGATCGGCTGGTCCGGTTCGGTGGACCGCGCGACCTTCGTGATCCGGATCGTGCGGGGGCCGCCGATCAGGTCGTCGGCGTTCAGCTGCGTGCTCTTGGGAGCAATGGTCTGGGATAGGTCGGTCACAGGATGATCTCGCGGTTGATGCGCTTGGTGGGGACGGCGCGGGTGTTGGCGAGCACGAGCTCGTAGCGGTCGCGCGCCTCGGCCAGCCGCTCCTCGAAAGCGGTGGCGGCGGTGATGATCGCGTCCTGCACGGCGGCGTCGGGGAAGACCCGGATGACGGCCATCGGCAGGCCGCCCGAGTACGAGACGAAGTCGCACCACTTCCGCTCGGACACGAGCAGGCCGGTCTGGATCTGGATGACGAAGTCGCTCGGAATCGTGCCCGCGACCGCGTGGGTGACGAAGGTCTCGATCTGGAATTTCTGGCGCCGGGATTTCACCTCGACGAGGCCATCGCGGCCGACGAGCGCGTCCGGCGAGTAGCCGATCCGGAAGCCCCACTTGTCGTTGACGATGAAGCCGACGTGCTCGGTCGGCGCGTAGTGCTGGGCGTAGATGCCGAGGGCTTCGACCTCGTCGTCGTGCCCGCGCAGCATGTCGTCGCTGATGTAATGGGGCTCGACAAAACCGGTGATGCGCTGGGCCAGAAGCTCGTAGAGGTGCGCACGCTCCTTCTCGTTCTTCGCCGCTTTGAAGGTCGGCGTGACGATCAGGTGCATCTCGCTCGCGGTGAGCATCCCGCACCGGGCGGCGACCCACTCGTCGCTGCCCTGGTACAGGTCCTCGTGAATCTGGATGTTGGAGGCGATTGCGGTCTGCATGACGGTCACTCCGCCGACGCGACCGGCGTCGGGAAGCGCTTCAGCACCTCAGCGCGCCAGAACTCGCGGGCCTCGGTCCAGCTGCGACCGCCGATCTGAAAATCGCCGAGCACTGCCGTGCCGTCGTCCTTACGGACGGCATGACAGCGGTCGTCGAATTGCAGCAGGACCATCTGCGTGGTCCGCTCGCCATCATCGCCGCGAACCGATCGAAGGACTCTGACGTCCTTCTCGCGCAGCGTCTCATTGATGCGCCAAACCTCATCAACGTGGTGGGCGCGGCGCGTCAGTTCGTACTCGGCTTCCGCCATCTGCTTAGCGAGGCGATCAAGCGCTGCGCCGTGAACCGCTTCCTGAACGCGGGCGAGAAAGGCCCGACGATCTTTGTCATCAATGCCGCCCTCGCACCAACGGTCAGCGAGGCAGTCCATGAAGGCCGCCTTGACCTCGTCGTTCGCCCAAAGCGCCCGAGCGATTTCGGCGGGCTCGATGCGCGACAGAACGGTGTCCACCAGATCGGAAATCGGAAACCGGAGCTCGCCGTCGCAGACCTCCATGTTCGGGAAGGTGTGGCGCGGATCGCGACCGCGATTGTCGGTTGGCACGCGGTACGTGACGGCGGGCTCGTCCTCCTCGGAGGCGACCGGAACCGTGACCTCGTACTTTCCGATCGTGTAGACCACCGCAGGCGCAACGCCGGCTATGTGGTGGCGGACGTCGGCCTTGGTCGGGCGCTCAAACCAGTTGTACATCTCGATTACTCCGCGGCTTCGGCAGGCCGCGCCTGCGTCTGGAACCGCGCGGACTCGGCGCGCACGTCGTCGATGTGCTCTGGGTCGAGCTTGTCCTCGACGGCGACGAACCCGCAGAGCCGGTTCAGGGCGAGCGCCGTGATCTCGGCCGCCTCCCGCCGCGCCGGGCCTCCGCTGATCGTCGGCATGACGTGCTCGATGGGATGCCGGGCCCGGTCGAGGATGAGGCCGGGATTGCTCGGGCTGGACTGGTAGGGGCCGGGATGGCCGAGCAGCGCCATGCGCGCCGCGAACGAGTTGGGAGCCTGCACAAGCGCCTCCTGGGCACGCAGCGCCGCGATGGGTGCGAGTTGATCGGGATCGAAGGGGCAGAGGATCACAGCCGCCTCCGCTGCTCGGCGCGCCGGGCGCGGATCGCGTGGCCTTCACGGATGTCCGTGACACCGGTCGGCAGATCGCGGGCGGGCAGGAAGGCGGACCAGAAGGCGGCGCAGAGCTCGAACCAAAGGAAGGGGCTCACGCGCGCCTCCCGGGCCGGTTGGCCAGTTCGGCGAGCCCGGCATCGATCTTGAGAGTGGCCTCGCGCAGCAGTTCGCGATGGCGCTCGACGCGCTCGACGTCGCTGGCGTATCCGCCACCGCGCTGGGCGGCGCGCTCGAAGAAGTAGGCGGCCGAGCGCATGGCCTCGACGGCATGCCCGAAGGCGTCGGCGGCGACCGTCAGTTCACCGTGAGCGATCAGGCGCTCGGTGGGCGAATGCGGTTCGGTCGGGGCCGGGACGAAGGAGAGGACAGGCGCGTTCACAACGAGCCCCCGGTGAGACAGGCAGGACGCGATCCGGCCGACAGGTCGAGGCGCGTATCGCGGACAGGGGCCGGGCCACCGATCCCCAGAGCTTCGACGCGAGCGGCCACCCAGCGCCGGGCGTGATCCTCGAAGGCCGCAAGGGCGGCGCGCATCGCAGGCGACGGGCCTCGGGTGCGAGTGGTAAAGCGCAGCACGTAGCGGGCGCGGCGCACGCGGCGGCGAGTCCAGATGGGCCAGGATGGGCCGCGGCATGGGTCGTATGGGCGCTCCATCACCGCACCCCCTCAGCCGAGAGGCACCGACCGGTCCGCGCGAAGTGCTCACCGGCCATCAGGTGCGCGGCCATCGCCTCGCCACCAGTCAGGTCGCGAGCGGTCGTCGTGCGCGGGTAGAGATCCGGCCGCAGGTCGTGCCGGGAGACGCCCGAGGCGTCAGCGACGACCTCGACGTGCTCGGCCGGGCAGAAGTTCCAGGCTGGCAGCGAGGTGACGCGCACACCCAATCGGGCGGCGAGGCGCGCGGCGCCGGCAGCGGTGACTGCCCGGCGGATAGCGGCTGAGGCGCGAATGGCCTGGGCCGGGCTGGCGAAGCGCGGGCGGGCGGCCATCACTGGGCCCACGACTTGGCGGCGGCGCGGTCAGCGGCGCGGCAGGCTTCGAACCCGGCGGCGAAGAGAACGAGGGCCGGGACCAGCGCGACGAGGACGGAGGCGATCAGCGCGTCGTCGGCGGGCAGACTGGCGAGGTAGGTGTGAAGGGTGCTGAGCACTTGACGCTCCATCGCGGGGTGGCGATGTAGCAATTTAGCCAAATGGCAAAATCGGCGTCAAGAGATTTTTGCCATTTGGCGAAACGAGCGCCCGAGCTACTCGGGCCGCGTGTGAAGCTCTTCCTGTTTCACCGCCACCAGGGTAGCAATGTTATTCTCGCACTCGCCGCATCCGAAATTCTGACGCTGGAGCCATGCGCTTTCCAGCAGTTCCTCGACGGTCGCGGGAGCGTCCTCAAGATCGGGCGACTCGATCAGCCGCTTCGTCATGTGGTGGCAGTTATGGCAGCGCAGCCGCATAGTGAAGCGCGCTCGGATTGTCGGAACTTCTTGGAACATCGGCATCCACACCGCCACGATGTTCGCATTCTGTTCCCCTCGGCCTCAGGGAGTCGAGCCGTTCTGCACGCCCGAAGCGCTGCCTGTGGATTACGGGGAAACTATCACGCTGGCGTAGGTGATTGTCTGCGCCGCGGGCTTCTTCGAACGCGCATTGATACATCCCGCACAAGTCCAATGACTTCCAGCGAGTTCCACTCATTCGCTTCGGGAGAGAATGGCACTTTGATTGGGCGATGCTTCTTATTTGCTGAGCGCGGACAGAACCAAACCTCGTCGTCGTGAAGTTCAACTTCTTTCACGGACCATTCTCGCAGGTGACCGCCTTCGCGCGTCCGCTGAATCACGACTACCAAACCATCAGTGATCGGCTGGCCGGTTTGCTCAAAATCTACGCAGATCACCCGGCAGCCATCAGGCATTGGTGGATCGGCGGCATCCATGCTGTCGCCTTCGACCGTCAGGGCAAATCGACGTGCTTTTGGATAATCTTCATCCTCTAATTCAAAAACATACTCAGGCTCGGCATCGTCAAATTCGACGATTTCACGAAACACACCCGCCGCCGTCGTCCCGATCACCGGAACCGGAAGCAGCATTTTCTTCGCAGAACCCGATGTCCATGAATATAGAGTAGGTTGTATCTTCCTTTCACCTATCAAATCCTCAACACTACAATCAAGAGCTTCGGCAAGCTTGAATATTTCGCTAATTTTTGGCTCTCGCTCCCCGCTTTCGAAGCGAGAAACTTGCGACACGGATAGATCAACCATCGAGGCGACCTGTTCCAGCGTAAGGCCTTTGGCTTTTCTGCGAAGTTTTATTTCAGGGAGATCCATCTGGCGAAAATCCCCGGCGCCCGCTCCGCAATCCAGAGCCAATCGGCAAACTTCTGGTTGACTTTTTTCGCCAAATGGCAAATCCATGAGGAATGGACCTCGCTGCATACCTCGCGAAGCGCAAGATTAAGGCTGCGGTCTTCGCGGCGGAGATCGGCGTGCCGCCGTCGACGATAACGCGGATCCTTAAGGGTGAGCGTGATCCCCGAGGTGCGACTATCCGAAAGATTGTCGAGGGATCCGGCGGCGAGATCACCGCTGCTGATTTTATCTGTCAGCCAGAGGCCGCTTGATGGCCGGCCTCATCCCCATACCGGCGGCTTGCCGAACCGGGGCCCCGTGCGGGCACGCCCTCCATGGCGTTTTTCTCCCTGCACTGGCCGGGGCCTTTGGGCTCCGGCCTTTTTCGGGGCGCGCCTGAAATGGCCGCGCAAATCGTCTTTCTCAGCCTCGCTGTGATGTGCCTGTTCAGCGCCGGATTTGTCGGCGGCCTGGGCTGGGGCGTGCGCGCGAGCGACGGGTTGCTGGATCGATCTGTCGTTCGCGCCACCGCGACCATGCTTGGCCTCGGCCTCGCCTGCCTCATAGCCGGAGCGGTCGCGTGAGCACCGCCCGGCTTCCTCCTCCCGCACCTCTGCCTTCCCGCCTGCCAGCTGTCGGCCGGGGTGCCTGTGTTGCCGTGCGTAGCCGTCGCTCTGTCCATCTCGGTCGCTCCGCTCCGGTGCAATCACATTGCACTGGAGCATTCCCGAGATGTCGGAGACCCGTACCGAGCATTCGGAAAAATCGTCCGAGGGCTTTCGCCTGATGCCGACCGACGTCGCCTCACGCCTGCTGCACGAAATCGCCGAGCCACGACCGGTCGGCGACACCGTGAAGGCCGCGATCACACGCGCGGCCAACGCAATGAACCAGTTTCTGCCGAAGGAGAGGCGGGTCAGCTATGGTCGTGCCGAAGATATCTGGCGGCGCGAAGCTCGCCGGATCGATGCCGCCGAGATGGACGCCATCCGCTCGGCCCATGAGCATCGAAACCGCACGCTTCGTGAGGAACTTCGAGCGGCTGCGGCTCTGGCGGATCGCCTTGAACGCTTGGCCGCTCAAGCCATTCCGTCGACCGATCTTGCGGCACTTGATGAGGTCGTCAGTACGGCTCGGCAGGCGAAGCGAACGGCGCGCGCGCTTCGCGACCTTGCTGCGGCAGAGCGGCGAGGACTCTGACCGATGGCCGCCTCGCACATGGGCCTGACCGGCAAGGCGCGCGAACTGCTCGACTTCATCGAGCACTCCGTCCGTCAGCATCGCGTCCCACCCTCATACGAAGAGATGCGGTGCGCTCTCGACCTGAAGAGCAAATCGGGGATCGCCCGGCTGATCGCTCAGCTTGAGGAGCGCGGGCATATCCGCACGCTCCCCGGCCGCGCCCGCGCAATCGAACTGCAATCCACCGCGTCCGATGCCGTGATGCTCCCGGCCGATCTCTATGCCCGCCTGTCGGCCGAGGCGGCCCGGTGTGGGCGAACTGTCGAAGACGTGGCCATCCTCGCGGTCCGTGCCTTCGTCGACGGGCTGCCTGCCGTGCGCGCTGACGTCGATGCGCCACCGCGCGTCCACCGCTTCCCCGGCTGACCAGCCCGCCTACGCGGGGCGCTCCCGCGCGACATGGAGGCCCGCGATGGCCGAGAAGCTGAAAAGCACGAAGAGCAAGAAGCAGACGGGCGTCGCGGCGCCGGTCCTGCAGAGCCTCATCGGGGTCTGCAACGGGCACAAGTCCAACATGGACGCCGCCCGCGGCGAACTCGGCGCCGCGGTCAAGAAGGCCGAGGACGTCCATGGCGTCCACCGGAAGGCCTTCAACGACTGCCGGAAGCTCTCGCGCATGGAGGACGCGGCCCGCGCCGATTACCTTCGCGCCTTCGACGACTACCGCGCGAAGCTTCAGCTTAATTCGCCGCCGGATCTGTTCGAGTCCGCCGAGGAGGGCGACGAGGAAAAGCGCCGCTCCGAGCAGTCCGCGAAGGCGAAAGCCGACGACGAGGCAGTCGAGCGCAACACCAAGGCCCTGCGCGGCGGCATTCAGCAGCTGGCGCACTGACCATGGCCCTGCCGAAGATCCTGACCCTGGACTTGGCGACCCGTCTCGGCTGGGCCTGCGGGGCGCCTGACGCGGAGCCGCACTACGGCTCGTATCGGCTCCCGTCGACCGGGAACGGGATCGGGCGCTTCGGCGACGCCTACGATCAATGGCTCCTCGACATGATCACGCTGGAGAACCCGGCGCTGGTCATGTTCGAGGCCCCCTTCGTCAGTGGGACCGGCAACGCGAACACGGCCCGCAAGCTCATGGGGCTTTGCTGGCAGACCGAAATCGCCTGCTACCGCCGGGACGTGCAGTGCCTCGAGCACGGCAACTCCAGCGTGAAGAAGACCTTCGCCGGGCACGGGCACGCCACCAAGGGCGACATGATCGCCATGTGCCAGCGGTTCGGGTGGGACCCCAAAGACGACAACGCGGCCGACGCTCTCGCGCTCTGGGCCTGTGTCGTTGATGAGAAGGCGCCTCGCTTCTCGCGGCTGCGGCTCGGGCCGCTCGGCGGGAGGGCGGCATGACCGTCCGCATACTCGTCGGCGACGTGCGCGAGCAGCTTCGCGCTCTTCCCGACGCCTACTTCGACAGCGTCGTGACCTCGCCACCCTATTGGGGGCTGCGCGACTACGGCGTCGTTGGCCAGATCGGGCTTGAGCGGACGCTGGGCGAGCACATCGCCGTCATGGTGTCCGTCTTCCGCGAGGTTCGGCGTGTGCTGAAACCTCGAGGCACGCTCTGGCTGAACTACGGCGATTGCTACGCCGCGTCGCCAAACGGCCGGGCCGCTGCCGACGTGGTCGGTGATGATCGGACGTTTCGAGACAAGCCCTTCTCGACGGTGGGGCCGATCTTCGACCCGGCATACGCGCGCACGCTGCGGGTCGGCTCGTCGAACAACATGGGCAACGGCGCGAGCGACCACGGCGGACGCATCGTGGCCGGCGGCTACCTTAAGCCCAAAGACCTCTGCATGATCCCGAACCGGCTCGCCATCGCCCTCCAGGATGATGGGTGGTGGGTCCGCTCAGAGATCATCTGGCATAAGCCGAATCCGATGCCGGAATCGGTCTACGACCGTCCGACCTCGTCGCACGAGAAGGTCTGGCTGCTCTCAAAGAGCGAGGACTACTTCTACAATCACGAGGCGATCAGGGAGCCGGTCACCGGTGGCGCGCATGTCCGCGCGGCGGCCCGCGGTACCGACACCGGGGTTGGCTGGGGTCGCCTAGACCGCCTTGACCCTGATCAATCCGACCGAGGGCGAAACCGGATCAAGCGGCCTGGGCCGAACTCGCGCCAGAACGTCGACCGTGTACCGGTCTCGCGGAAGCTTGCGCGGCCCGGCAGCGGCACGAAGAACAACGCGAGCATGGATGCAGCGCTCGCAGAACTGAGCCTGTCGCCGCTTGCTACCCGCAATGCGCGGAACGTCTGGACGATCGCTCCTCGAGCTTATCGCGAAGCGCACTTCGCGACCTTCCCGCCTGCACTCGCCGAGCGCTGCATAAAGGCGGGCGTTCCATCTCAGGCCTGCGGTCTCTGCGGTCATGCGCTTCCCCATCCCGGGTGCCACGGCCTGTGCAGCGTCACGCCGCCCGTCCCAGGGCGCGTCCTCGATCCATTCGGCGGTGCCGGGACAGTTGGGCTCGTCGCGGATGCACGCGGCCTCGACGCCACGCTGATCGAGCTCAATCCAGAATATGCGGCGATGTCGGCCAGACGCATCGGCTCGGCCGCGATGATCGTTGGCGCGCCCGCCGCCGCCCTCCCGATAGCTGCGGAGTGAGCCGATGCGCTGGGCTCTCATCCGCTCCGGCACCGTCGCCTACGCCGGCACCTACGAGCAGGTACTCGAGGCGGCCGAGCGCTACGGCCTGATCTCGCACGTGCTCGACGACCCCCGCGATCCCGAGCCGGGCCGCGGCTTCTACGCCGACGGTGTCGAGATCCCGCCGCGCCTGTCACGGGACGCGATCATCATGCCGGAGGACATGCTTCCAGCTCGGCTGAAGAGGCGTGCGGCATGAGCGAGCGTGTCAGCATCGACGAGCAGATCTCCGAGGTCAGCCTCGTCATCGTCAACCGGAAGGCTTGGCTCGGCCGCCGTGAGGAGCTGACGCGGCAAGGCAAGACCCTGCCACCCGACACCGGCTGTACGGCGGCCACGCTGCCCGGCCTGGAAGCAGCCCTGCGCACTCTGGAATGGGTTCGGGATCACCATGCCAAGCGGTAGCAACCCCGTTGCGCTTCTCGACGACTTCCGCGTCGGCCGTGCCGCGGCGCCTTCCGCGCAGACCAACCCGATCGCCGATGTTGATGTCGAGCAGGCCCTCATCGGCACCATTCTCGGACACCCAGAGGTCTATCCGCGCGTCGAAGCCCTGGTCGCCGTCGAGCACTTTTACGAGCAGCCTCACAAGATAGTGTGGGCCGCCATCGCCGATGTTGTTGCGGCGGGCGACACACCGAACCTGATGCGAGTGCGCGCCGCGATCGGCGCCGAGGTGTGGGGCCAGGATTTCGGAGGCAAGACCTTCGGATCCTACCTGACCGGTTTGGCCATCGACGGCCTGCCAGCCCAAGCGGTCGAATACGCCCGCATCGTCCAGCAGATCTGGCAGCTACGCGAGCTTCACGCCGCGACGGGCTCGGTGACGCCGGGCACCGGGTTCGTTCCGGGCCCAGCGCTGGATCGGATCTACGCCCGCATCGACGCGATCCGCTCGGCGTTCGTCGACCGCAAGGTGACCTCGGTCAGCCTGGACGAGGCGAGCCACGCGCTCGTGACGGACATTCAGGCAAGCCTGCAAGGCGAGGACCGGCCGCCGCCGTCCTGCGGAATCGCGGCGCTGGATGAGGAGATCGGAGGAGGCCTGCTCCCGTCCTTCCTCCTGACCATCGGCGCCAGGACCTCGGTCGGCAAATCGGTCGTCGGGGTCGAAATGGGCCGTTGCGTGGCCAGCGGCGGTCACGCTGCGATCTACCACTCCCTGGAGATGTCGCGGAAGCAGATCGCCGCTCGCATCGCAGCCAGCCACCTGTTCGACCTCGGCGTCGAGATCTCCTTCTCGCAAATCCAGAAGCGTCGGGCGCTGAACGACCGGGACGCCTACCAAGTCGCGATGGCCGCCCGGGATACGCGCGATCTACCGTTCCACATCGAGGACGGCGGCGGGCGCACCATCGGCGACATTGCGGCGTCGACCGATCGGCTGGCCAACTTTTACGCCCGCCGCAACATCCCGCTCGGCCTCGTCGTCATCGACCACGCGCACATCGTGAAGTTCTCCCGCAACTTTAACCGCGAGGACGAGGGCTTCAAGGAAGTTGCCGACGGCGCGCTCGCCCTAGCCAAACACCTCGACACGACGGTGCTGCTTTTGGCGCAGCTGAACCGCGGGCCCGAAACCCGCGAGGACAAACGCCCCGGCCTTGCCGATCTGCGCGGCGCAGGAGCGTTCGAGGAGGACTCGGACGCGGTAATCTTCCTCTACCGGCCCGCCTATTACATCGAGCGCTCCCCGGCATTCCGGAACGGCGAAGCGAAGGCGATCGAGGACCATCGCGCCAATCGCCACGGGCTCGAATTCATCATCGACAAGAACCGGGCCGGCCGCTCGAACCACATCGTGCGGGCCTGGATCGATCCGGCGCTGAACGCCGTCCGCGACCTTCATTTCCGAGGCTGATCATGGCGCGTATCCGCAGCATCCATCCCGGCTGGTTCACGGACGAGGCCTGGGTCTCCGTCTCTTTCGAGGCGCGGCTCCTTGGCATCGGCTTGTGGACCGAATGCGACGATCAGGGCGTGTTCGAGTGGAAGCCGATCACCATCAAGATGCGGCTCTTCCCCGCCGATAACCTCGATATGGCGGCGCTGCTGGCGGAACTGGCCGACGCTGATCTGATCCGGCAGTTCTCCGCAGGCGGCAAGAAGTACGGCGCGGTTCGGAACTTCTGTCGCTTTCAGCGCCCCAAAAAGCCGCGCCCGGTGCATCCCATCAATGGTGAGTTCCGAACCTACGTCGGCTCAGACAAGCCGAGTGGGGAACTCGACGACATTGAAGATGAGGCTGGTGGGGAACTCGAAGAGGTTCAACCGGTCCCGATTCCGCAAAAGGCGGAAAAGTCAAAACAGATGGAGGTGGAGGAGGAGGGGGAGAGGAATAGGAGGGGAGAAGATACCAGCGCCGGTCGTACGCGCGATCGTACGCGAGGCGAGCTCGCTTCCGAGGCCTCGGCGCCCCTGCCCGACGAGCCCGAACTCGGCCTATGGCTGCGAAGCCAGGTCGGCACAGAGCCCGTCGTCACCGACTTGAACATCCGACCGATCCAGGCGCTGCTCGACGAGGGGCTGACCCGGGCCGACATCGCCGCGGGCATCGCAGCCGCCATGGACGATCGGGAGTTCCGGCCCCGCAACTGGCGCTCGCTGGTCGGCTGGATCCGGCGGGCCGCGAAGGATCGGCTCGAGGCGGCGCCCAAGGCTCGGCGAACGCACCGGCAAGCGCCCGACGAACCGACCCGCTTGCCGACGCCCGACGACGTCCGAAAGCATCAGCTCACCATGGCGGTCGACCACTTCCGGGGTCGCTGGCACCCCAGCTGGCCGACGACCCTGAAGCCCGATCACCCCGACTGCACGACGCCGGAAGAGGTGCTGGACGAGGCGCGGTCGATCGTCGACGCCGAGCGGGCGATGAGCCCTGCCGAGCGGGCGGCAGCCAACGGCTACGCCATGGCGCGGCACTGAGGGGGCAGGCCATGGCCATCAGCGTTGCCAAGCCCAGATTCGGATCGGCTCACAGGAGGTCTGAATGCCCGAATCCCGAATACCGGCAAGGTTCGCCGAGATCTGCTGGAACGACGATCCGACGCGGCCAGATCGTGCCGGCGGCAGTGACGTCCTGGTTCTCGACCGGCGGATGCGGCCCGATCGTCGCGTCGGCGATCCGAAATACCTGTCGTGCTCAGCAGGTGCCATGTCGGCCGAATGGACGACCGGAAGCCATGCGCTGGATCACCCTGCGGGCGTTTTCGCGTCGGTCTGGCTCTGCCGAGACGCTTCGCCGGACGCGATCCGCGCTGCGCTGGTCCAGTTCGCTCACGTCGCGGAATGCGACTGGGCCCGCCAGATGCTTGCAGCCTTCGATCACCGCGACGGGCTGGAATAGCCCCGCGCTGCTTTGCGCTCGTCGCTCTTTGACCCAGACGGCGACGGGAGCACAGCGATGACGCGCAGACTGACCCGGAAGCAGCGGTTGCGGCTGAAGCGCGAGCAGGAGGCCGCCCGCAAGCGGTTCGATCGCCGGGGCTACATCGGCCCGGCCGGGAACGGCGACCGCCCGGTGCGCGGCGACGGTCAATCCGAGAGCCCCCGTGAGCGGCACCAGCGCGAGATGCGGGAACGCGAGGCCGAGCGCATCGCTGCTCGCCGCGCCGAGCACGATCTACCCGAGGGCAAGGTCTGGATCATGGTCGAGGCCTGTGTCGGTCACGCCCACGACCTGACCGAGCGGCTGCGCAAGGCTGAGATTCCATTCTTCCGGCCGACCGACGACGTCGAGCAGAGGCTGGCCTCAGGACAGGTCCGCAAGATCCGGATGCCGCTCTTCGACCGGACCGTGTTCGTCGGGCTGGCCTACCGCGAGCAGCTGGAGGAGCTTGCCGCCGAGCATCCCTGGCTGATGGAGCGGCGGGTCTTCGGCACGCTTGGCCTGCGTGACGACCGCGAATGGGCCTGGACGGTCGAGCACGTCGAGCGGACGGAATCGCTGATCGACGGCGCAGGCCACGAGCGACGCGTCCCAGCCATCCTGCCGGTCGCGCTGCCCGATGCCGAGATGCGGCGCTTCGCCAATGCGCTGATCGGTGCGGTTCCAATCCTCGACGACCACGACCGGATCGAGATCGGAGAGCACGTCATGGTGGTCGATGGCCCCTTCGCCAGCTTCCCCGGCATCGTCGAGGAGGCCGACGATCGGCTGAACCGGTTCAAGGTCGCCGTGTCGATCTTCGGGCGGGCCACCCCGGTCGAGTTGGAGCGGGCGCAGTTCGAGCGGGCGTGAGTCTTACGCATCCTTAAACACGTAACTTTAGAGATATTACATGTTTCTACCGCATCAATACACTTACTGTCGACACGGAAGGTACTATGGGAAAGAAAAGCGTCTCAGTTACTGGCCTTAAGAAGCCGACGAGAGATTTGGAAGATTTGAAATGGTTAGTAAAAAGCAGATCTCAGAATCAAGCTTCGTCTGTGGAGTTATATAAGCTTTTTCAAATCCATAAAGAGATATTTGTCGATCATAAGATTTTTAGAAACACCGCACAATCATTACTCGGTGTCAATTTTTCGTTGTGGCGCGCAGTTTTCTTGACCGACATCGACCGCCAGCAAGGAATGATGATGGCGGATGCAGAGATTTTCCTAAAAAATCTCATCGAGAATAACACGATTGCTTATCAGCAGGACAAAAACGCCAATTACTGGACCTTTCGATTTTATCTGAACAACGCAAGAACGACACTAAAAGGCCTGAAAAGATATACTGAAGAATATAAGATTGTAAGATATCTTCCAGATGAAGATCGGGGGATGAATGCGCAAGATTGGTGGTCCGTGCATCAAAATGCCCTCGACTCGGCCATAGTTAACTTCGAAAAGGCGCTGCTCAAGGAAGAGGAAGAAGAGGACAAAGTTGACGATGAAGATGTTGAGGAGGATGGCGGCGAAGACTGAGATTGGGCCGTCATGCCTTGACTCCCTTATTCGGTTCTGAATCTATGCGGTCCGCGTCGTCATCGGCGCTGGACCGTCTCTGCCTGTACTCCCCGCTCAGCGGGTCGAAGGATGGGATGAGGCCGAGGGAGGCACAGAGCCCCCTCTTTGATCGGACTCTGCCTTCAGCGATCTTGGCCTAAGCCCTAGCGGCATGTGGCCCCGATGAGGCCACATGCCCCGCCTGAACAGCCTCAAGCCCCGCATTGCCACCCTCGACACCCGGGTAGGCTACGGCAACGCCACGATGGGCCTGACACCTGACCAGGCCTACGGCCGCGTCCGTCGCCGCGAGAGCCCCGTTGATCGCCTCTACACCTCGACGAGGTGGCGTGCCCTTAGGCGAGAGCAGCTGACCCGCGAGCCGCTGTGTCGGCTCTGCATGGACGAGGATGGGCGCGCGGTGAGTGCCACCGTCTGTGACCACGTCACGCCACACCGTGGCGATGTGCAGGCCTTCTGGGCCGGTCCCTTCCAGTCTCTGTGCGCCCATCACCACAACTCGGCGAAGCAGCGCGAAGAGAACGAGGCCTTACGATCTGATGGAGGCTGATCTGATGCGTGATGTTCTCGACGTGGCTACTGTGTCAGAGCATGAGGTGTCCGAAACGCGATCCATGTGGATTGGGCGCGCAATCCAAGACGATAGAGACATCATCGACATCAGGGACAACCATCAGCGCTGCTTGGATGCCGCTTGTTGGGAACTGCGCAAAGATGAACTGGGCCGCTACTTGCACCGAGGTGAAGCACCGCAGGTCGCGCTAACAAATCGTTTTTGGCCACCCCAGTAGGGGGGTAAGAAGTCGCCAGCGTCGCGGCTTCGTCGGCGGATGCCAACCCATTCGCAGAATTAATTTTGGACGGTCACAAATCATGTCCGATAATGGCCCCCGGAAAAGGGGTCGGCCCGCGAAGCCGGGCGCTCGCGAGGCGAACGGCCGACTTAAGCGGACGCCGAAGTCCCCATTCGTGAAGGCGCCGCCGCAGGGCTTGCCGGACGAGCTCGCCCTCGAGGTCGAGCAGCTTGTCGCTCTCGGTGAGCCCCAGGCAGTGATCGCCGACGCGATCGGATGCACTCTCGAACAGCTGACGGCCCGGTTCGGCGTCGAACTCCTGCACGGCCACGCGCGCCGACGCCGTGAAGTGGTTGGGCTGATGTTCGCGAAGGCCAGGACGGGCAACGCGACCCTGATCAAGGAACTGCACGACCTCACCCGACTTGTTGGCGCCCAGCGCGCGGTCGAGGCGGAACCGGATATGCCGATGCGCCGAGGCAAGAAGGAGGAGGCGCAGGAAGCGGCGCAGACCGCTGGCGTCGGCACCGAATGGGGCGACGATCTCGGTCAGGCCCCGGCGCTGAACTGAAGCCGCGATGTGGAACACCGCCTGCCCTGACTGGGAAGAACGGCTCCTCGCGCGGCGACCGCTGGTCCCCGATCTTCCGCTCTTCACCGATCAGGCCGACAAGGCCGAGCGCATCTTCAACCGGTTGCGCATCCCCGATGTGATCGGCACGCCGACAATGGCCGAGGCCGCCGGGGACTGGATGCGCGCCATCGTGCGAGCGCTGTTCGGCGCCTACGATGCGCAGACGCACCGCCGGATGATCCAAGAGATCTTCCTCCTCGTTCCTAAGAAGAACTCCAAGTCGTCCAGCGCCGCATCGATCATGGTGACGGCGCTGATCATGAATGAGCGGCCCGCCGCCGAGTTTCTGCTGATCGCGCCGACCAAGGAGATCGCAGACATCGCCTTCAAGCAGGCGGCCGGGCTGATTGCGCTCGACAAGGAGCTCGCGAAGCTCTTCCACCCGCAGCGGCACATCCGGACGATCACGCATCGTCGGACCGGTGCCATGATGCAGGTCAAGGCCGCCGACACCGACGTGATCACCGGCTCGAAGAGCACCGGCAACCAGATCACGGCCCTGCTGCCAGGTGTGATCAGGCGCTGACCCGTGACTAGCCTGGAGATCGCCAACCTCCTCAAGGACTACGGCCCTTGGGGTATCTGCGCGCTGCTGATCCTCGCCGTCGTCTACCTGCACAAGGGCTGGCAGGCATGCCAGGAGGCGCGCGTCACGGATGGTCGCCTCGCAACTGAAGCGCTGACCCGGCAGGCCAGCACCAACACTGAGATCGCGACCATCACGGCCAGCCTGCGCGAGGGGCAGGTCGAGATGATGCGGGTCATCGCGCTGCTCTCAAAAGACAGCGAGCATGGGGACGAAAGCACACAGGCAACAATCAAAGGCTTGGCGGACGCTGTAGGGCGCTTGGAACAGGCCTATCGCGCGGGGGCGCGCTGATGCTGCGGAGGCTCAAAATGCTGTTCGGCCGGCTCATCCCCTCGCGGTGCAGCGTGGAGAACGAAGCGCTGAAGCGCGCCTCCGAACTCCACGCGATCTCGTCCCTCGCGGTGGGTAACGAGGCGCGCAAGGTCGAGCGCCGCGTGAACGACCTTCGCGTCACCGCCAACGCGGCAGAGCGACGACGAAACGAACGGATTGACACCCTCAACCAGTTGCTGGAACGGGACCGATGAAGGCGCTTCTTCAGACGAGGCTGGTGACGCTGTTCGTCGTCCCCAATCTGCTCTTCGCCCTCGGGCTTTGGGCTCTTGGCCCCGAAGACATGATCGAGTGGCTGAATGCGGCCATCGTGGCGCTCGCGGCTGGTGTGTGCGTCGCCTACTTCACCACCACCCGGGATATCCTTCTGGGCCGCCTGCCGCTCCATAAAGTCCACTGGCTCGCACTCGGCATATTCGTGTCATGGGGCGGCACGCAGATCGGGCGGTGGTGGTCGATCGCATGGCGCTGGCTCGGGATGCCGCCCTGGCTCGCGAACTCGTGGATCGTCGCCTATGGCCTCTTTCTCGTGGCCTGTGGCGCTTACTTCCACCTCATCGCGGACGAGGCGATCGGCGATGAACGGGTGCCCCCTCGGCGGTGGATCCGATGGGGCGTTATCGTCGCCTGTGCAGTCTTCATGATGGTCTGCGCCAGCTTCATCGTTGATAGCTACTCGCAGGCCGGGTTCACGCCGCACCTGTTCGGCTGACGATGCCCTGCCCACCGCCCCGCGTGGATTGGAGTCTCAGCTTCCTGATCGGCTTGCTGATGTCGGCGGTCACGTTCACCGCCGGGGTGATCTGGGGACAGAAGACCGGTCCCCCGAAGAACTGGAGCGAGGCCGAGGAACCGCCTGATCGTCCTCCATCACCGACCGAATGACAGAGCCCGCCCGGCAGACGCCGAGGCGGGCTTCTTTGTGTCTGGGCCACGTCAGCGCGACGGGAGCGGGGTCGCCGAGAACGAGACGAGGTCCTTAAGATTTTTCCAGGCCCAGCCAGAGATCGAAGCGCGGCCATCGCGGATGACGAGCTGAGCAGCTTGCGCCACTCGCATGCCGGGCAGCCCGAACAAGAGAATGCGGCCCGGGAGGCTGAACCACCCACCGACCGTTCGCCCGGCCTCGTCCTGAAGCCGCCCGTCCTCGGCCAGCGTCACCTCCATGCCGCCAGCCAGCGTCTGGAATCTGTAGGCGCCGACCAGATGCGCCCGCGAAAAACAGATCTGGCCGCTACCCGGCTTGGCAGCCTCCCAAGCCCGATGATCGTCCGCGCACGCGACTTGGAAGACGCACCTGATCCGTGCGTCTGCAATCCACACGTTGCTCAGTCGGATCAGCGTGGGGAAGCCGTCGACGCTCGCAAGGCATAGGGTGTCACCGGACGCCGCAACCCTCGCCTCATGCACCGTCACCAGATGGCGCTGGGCCGACGTGGGATAGTGCTCCAGGGCTTGCCGGTCGAACGACACCAGGGCGCTCGCTTCCGAAAGATGGCTGCCGACCCATTCGTACTGCCCTACCTCGATCCCGAGGTCAGGCACGTCGATGATGCTCGACTGCATGTCGTCGGTCGCGCAGATGCTCTCGATCTCGAACCGGAGGAACAAGCTCCAATTATTTGCGGCCTCGGCGACTTCAGCCGGCACGAGCACCAGGGACGTTCCGTCGGTAGTCATGCGGCGGTAGTTCTTCGCCCCCCACGACCACACAACCGAAAGCGTACCGTTGTTGAAGGCCCACCGTGCCGCCTCCGTGCCATCCTCGCCTTGAGCCACGCCGCCCGGCATCAAGAAGAACACGCCGAGCAGGACGCCATGCAGGTTGTGAAGCATGCATCGCCGACCCAGCAAACGATCAACGATGGCCTGATCCAGCGAGGGGAAGGTCGATGGCGGCAGGGAAGAGGGCGAGGCGACTGACCCGCTGAGATAGTAGCTACGCGCATCCCAATCCGCAGACGCACGCTCGTTGAAATATTCGATGAAATCCTTGCTATGCTCACCGAGCATCTTGCGCATGTAGTAGCGCTTCTTTGCATCGGCCGCGAATGCAGCGGGTTCGATGTCGACCGCAGTCGCCGCCTGCGATTGCTCGTTCCGGTGATAGACGTGTCCTGCTTCACCGGACACACCATAGGCCGGCGTCGCGATGACAGTATCAAAGAAGTTCATTTCCGGCGCGAAGCCGGGGTTCATCGCGGCGAACAACTCCTTAGCATCGTCGTTCGTCAGCACCGTTTCAACGAACCGCTGATTCATCAGCAAAAATGGATCGCCGGTCATCATCTGGTGGCGTCGGAACACCTTTGAGATGTGCTCCACTACAATCGGGTGCATCCGCCTTGTGTAGGTGGCGCCGGACTCAGTCGCGACATCAACGAACTCGGTAAGGCGTCCGAGCGAAGGCCACCGCAGGTCGCCGGACATCGCGGAGATTGCATAGTCATGGGCATCGGTACGGGAGTCCCCAATAGAACTGTGCACCTCGTCGCCGAAGTTAAAGCGGCATCCGCCCTGCCGCCACTGATCGGGAATGAGTTCTCGGAAGTTACGGCTTGATCCGGTCTCGAAGATCTCGTCCATCGCGCGGCCGAAACGCGCATCGAGATCGGTGACGACGTCGTCGGGCCATTCGATCTGCCAAGCGTGCGATGGGCGCGTGCCGATGAAGGTCTTCAGGATACCGGTGTCAGACAGTTCCTTGCGCAGTTTCGTTTGGTTCACGAGCGGGAAGCTGCGGTGACAGAGAACCTGCACCCAGGCCGGGTCTTCCGCCTGTTCGCTGAATGCTTGCAGGACTTCGAAAAGGTTGTGGAAGAACAGCTTCTGCCCGCCCCAGGTCACCGATGGGCGATAGAGCAAGTGGAAGTTGGGCAGGCTAAGCAAAATCGACAGATGGCTGAGGCTCGGGGGCGCTCGAAGTCCACCAATCGACACGACGTAAACGTTCTTGGGATGGTAGATCGCGAGGATCTGCCGAACCAGCTGTTCGACGTTGTCCTGCCAAGTGATGAAGTACCAGACCGTTGCCGCGTTACGGCCATCGTCAGCCACGCTGGGCTGGGTTCTGGCATAGTAGGCTTCGCGCCGCGAGGTGGCCTCGGCCTCGTCGGTATCACGCTGGCCAGTCGGCCCGACGAGCCTGAAGGCTTCCAGATCAGATCTTGCGCGAGCAGCCGAGGTCCAAAATTTTTGCAGATTTGGCAGCGATGGGGCCGAATGGAAACTCGAAAGGGCGTGCGTGAAATCGTTGAAGTGGCGCTCGGTCACCGGCTCACGGAAGTCGAGGGCACGCGCATCTAGCCCCTCCTGCCGCCAGATCTTCGTCGCATCAACGCTCGGCGATGCATCGGAAACCTGACGCATGAGATCGGCAGCCAGGCGGTAAGCCTGTCGCCAGTTTTCCGTTAGAGCGCTACGCGCGACCTTGGCGACGAGCGTCGCGAAACGTTCGCTCGGCTCAAACGGCTGCCCGAGCTGCGCTTCAAGGGCCGACAGGCAATCGTACTCGCAGAGCGACCGGAGCGCCTTGCTGATTGGGGCGCTGACGTTCGTTGAGGCATCGTCACCGGAGGACAGGGTATGCTCGACGCGCTGCCGGATAAGCGCAGCGGCGCGAGTATCGGTGATCCGCTCGTAGGCACGGAGGCCGACCGCGATGTCGTTCCGATCGCCCTCAAGCAGCGCAACGCGGCAGAAGCTCGCGAGGACATCGCGGTAGACCGCCGACCGCTCGACGAAAATATCAACGGCTGGCGAAAGGATCCTGAGCAGCCGCGCCGGCTCCTCATGGGCCGACATGTACTCCGAGAGCGCCGCCCGCACGTTGAAGTCGTGGGGAGTGATCTCGAGGACCCTCTCGAACCACGAGATCGCGACCGCCTTCTCATTCGCGTTTCTGGCGTTATTCGCGAACTGATGCAGTAGGCAGATAACAGTCGGCGTGAGCTCGACTTTGCGCCCACTCGCCACCAGTTCGGTCAGAGAAATCAGGCGCTCCCCCGATAGCTGCTGGGAGAGTTCGACAGCCAGCGGCGTAAACGGCTGGATCTGGCTCAGCGCACCGGGGATCTCTCGCGAAAGGTCGCCTTCGGAAATCGCTGTAAGGATTCCGAGCGCGTCTGAGGTCAGCATCTTGAGGCTACCGTAGCTGGCTGTGCACTGTCAGAGGATGCCCGGGGCTACTTAGCGTCCGCCGATCCGCTCGCGATCATTGAGCCGACGCAGGCATTCCAGATCGTCCTTGCATCCTGTTCGTTGCAGTTGATGCGCTCTTGGATGGAGGCCAGCACGTTCCGCGGAGGCTCCTGCATGTCCTCCAAGACCGTCTTGGCGACCTCGAGAAGATTCACACCATCGAGGTTAAGGCCCGTGCGACCTGCGCCATTGTCCGGTGCGAACGGCCAAATGCTCCGGCGAATGGACCACGCGATGATGTCGGCCACGGAACGGTTGTCGAGAGCGTCGCGGAGAGGATCAGCCATGTAGCTCGTTCTTTCTATGCGATCGGCTTGGGCCGTCGGGCACCGCGTCGGGGTTTGCCATCCACCCCGCGCGAACTCAACGGTCAAGCGCCAACGAAGGCGATTTGGGAGGTTGCGGCCGGATTCGATAGCCGCCGCCGCGCTGTTGGCCCTTGTCCATTTAGCCTCGGCTACCCTGCAACTCAGAGCGCGTCGGGCGTCGCCGGTGATCCTGCTGAGACAACCTTCTGCCCGTCCGGCTTCGCTGCGGTGGGCTCGTTTGTGTCTGTACCTGGGCGAGACGACATGAGCCGCGGCCGGACGCACCCGCCCATCGTGCCGGTGGGGAGATGAGCACACGCGTGGATGAAGCGGTCCGCGCTCCTGCTTCAATGTGTTGGGGGTCGGTGACTTGGCCCTTGCACGTTTTCTGTGACCCCTTGGCCTTCCAACTCTCTGATCCTCGCTTTCAGGGTCTCATTTTCCTGCAGAAGGCTGAACGCGTGATGTGTACGCGTGTCTAATTCCCTAAGAGCCACCAGCAGGTGATCGTGCGTTTCTTCGAACCTAGTACTTTGCTTGATAACCGGCGGCTGACGTTGCACGAATGCATAACTGCCATCTTCCAGAGCACTACACGCAAAGGGATCTTCATTCGGATCGTATACGGATTGGCGAAACTTCTCTCGCGTGCCATCCGGTATCGCCGCTCCAGAATAGAATGAGCCGAAGGCATAAGGTGCAGGAACATATGAGTCTGCCGAAAAACTCCTTAGCTTATCTGCGTACCATAGGATGAGCGCTTCCAATCCTCGGGTTTCCTCCGGCTCGACCCTCGCCCCATACTTCGAGAGGTGCCCTAAATCATGAATATCGAAGCCGCTGAAATGTGCGAATATTAGCGGTAAGCTATCGATATAAAAACGCTCGTCCTCAAACGAAACAACCCGTCGCAACATATTCCAATAGGCGAAGTTCGCACCAGGGTCCCTAACGATAGAAATCTTACTCGTAAACGATGGTATTAGGTCTATGAATTTCTGGTCTGCGAAAACACCTTCTTCGATCAATGTCACGCAGTTAAATTGAAGCTTCTCAGCCCACCAATCAACTAGTGGAATTGATTCGGCAGATGCAGCGATGCCGATGAAACCTAAATTGAAGGTGCCGTGCCGAAGTATTGCAATATCGTCCGGTAGATCAGATTTGACTGTCGGCTTCAAAAGGTGGGGCGTCAAAATGAAATCAGACCCAGCTTCCATAAGCCCAAAGTATCGGTCAAGCGTTTGAAAGACAGCTATGTCGCTGTCAAAATACAATACCTTTTCGTAGCCCATTTCAAAGAGGTACTTAAAATAATAGGGTTTTACAGCTGTACATAAATTGAATGCGCTGTACCGAAATAGAAAGCTCTTTTCATCAGGCAGCCTAATATCCTCGACAGATATAATTTTGCAACCCTCAGGGTAGCTGCCATCATGCGCCCGATCAACAAGACCTAAGATGAGATCGCACTCTGGATTATGTGTTCTCAGCGTTTCAAATAGCAGACATGCCCACGGAAGCTTCTGGTTCGTGGTCAGGGTGAAGATAGCGCGACGCAATTTATTCATGACGGGATCATAGCGAGGGCAATCAGGCTCTATAAGATGCCGAGTACCATTGAGGCTTGGCGTGAGTCACGGAAAACCCGCGCATGATCGGCTGACATGAAAGAGGCAGCCGCGTTGTCTGCCGCCCAGCCAACAAGATCGGACTGTCCCCGCTCCCCCATGATCTGATCGGGATGGGGGCCGGCGGGTGGCCATCGCAGTGAACGACCCAACGCTTCGCGATTCGGACGAAGCCCTGCTGCTCAATCTCGCTCCGAACCTGCGGCACAGCCGGAACCGCAATTCAGCTCGCTTCTTTTTATCCAGGTGATATCTGAGCGGAGCGCAGCATGCCCACGAGAACGATCAGGCCCGTCATCAAACTCCCCAACGGCCAGGAAATCACTCCCGTCACGGTACTTGCCGACGGCAAGGTGCTGATCAGAGAGGTCAAGCTGAGCGACTGACGACGGGCCGCGTGCGACGCCGGCAGCATTGTTGAGCATGCGTTTCGCCTCTCGCCGCGGGCCGTGGTTTTCAGAGGCATCAGACGTGCGAGAGCGCAATCTGCAAAGCTGACAGGTCAGCTGGGCGCCCCCTCGCATGGATCGCCCGGCTGAGCCGCTGTACGCAGCCGGCATGTCAGCCAGCCCTTCACCCCTCCCGGATGCCGTCGCTCGTTGGCGCAGCGCCCTGGAGAACCTGTCGCCGCATGCCTCGCCCTGCCGCTACCTCGTCCCGGCAAAATGGGCGGCGATTCGCGAGGAGGCGATTGCTTTCTGCAATCAGCACGGCGCCGAAGCTCACCGCCTCGGCTGGACAGCGGCCGAACTGTTCGCAGTTCACCCAGAGCATGGGACGCTCCGCATCGACTACTGCGGGGCCCTCATGATGCCCGGGCTGAACCCGACGGCCGTTGAAGTAGACCGGATTGTAACGGATCGCGGATCCGCCCGCCGCAACAAGCCGGGGCAGGTATGGGGCGTGCCGGTTTGGGAGTTCGCCCGCAAGAGCAGCAAAGCCCAGTAGCGCTGGCTCTCGAGGCTCACACCGCATCCGTTCGGTTGGCCGCCTGTCCGAGCCGCCTCGAAACATTCCGAGTCTATTCCAGCCCGCCCGGTTCGCCGTGGCGGGCCTTCTTTTGTCTCACTTCGCGCCGAACTTCAGCGGCAATAATTTGGGCCTCTCAATCAATTTCTCTCCGTCGAAAGAATAATTGAGGGTTTTCACAATCGTAACTATTTCAGTGTGCAGCGGCTCTAGTTTCAAAGTCTCGTTAAATAGATAGAACGTATCTTCATAAAATGAGTATACGTTTAATCTAAGAAAATGCTTAGCCTCGCTCACAACGGCGTTCAGATGGCTAATTCCGAGACCCTTCATTATCGAGATTGGCTGACCGTTCGCTTCCACGACCGCCTTCGAAAACCGTTCGTCATAATGCGCGAGGGCATTCCTGACGCCCCGTTTTCGCAGTTGAGTCGCCGTTACGCCGCTGAGCTTCCTGCCAAACTCCCTAACTCTATCGAGTCTTAGTTCAGCCGCAGATTTTGACTCGCTCGGCGACTTATCCGCATCATTAAACAAACAGCCGTAGGCAAGCGCCTGATTGAACGCAATCCTGAGCAGCGCGTCCGATATACCATCTTCACTTAAGACATATCCGTATTGGCGATCCTCGAACTTTTCAACTGTAGCCTGTGTCTTGTGTCCGATCTTCCAAATAGCCTGTATGTCATTGACTATATCGCTTAGTGCGTCGATGCCTGCGTCAATAATAAACTCGTGCTTGTCAGAAAATTCGCGTCTCATCGGATAATTGGCTCCTCGAATCGATCACTCTCCAATCCGATAGATTATTGAGATCGGCATTTCACGGGCCCCGGCTTCAATATTGACCTGTTGCCATCACAAGATTTATCTCATGTCTCAATGACGAGATCGAAGGCTCGCTCACGGGGCATCGACCCCATAGGCTTTCACCGTCTCCCGCCCCTCTACAGTGAGAAACCAAGCCCGGCCCTCACGGTGCGCGGTTCGTGAAGCCGGGCGCTCCTCGACCAACCCCATCTCGACAAGCAGCGACATTGCGCTCGGATAGGCGGTGATCCGCAACCCGCCGGGCGTCGACGCGATGGCGCGCAGGGCCGCCAGTTGCTTGCCTCGGAGAGGCGGGACAGGAGTGTCCGCCCAAGCCGTCTTCCTCATTGATGATTTCCACCAGCGTCCACAGCCGTCCACATCGCCCCTCAGGTCTACGTCCGGCAGGAGGATGCCGCCGGTTGAACTACCGCCTAAGGTCAGGCTTGTTCCCGATGTGTTCTAGTCGGGTTCGGGCCGGATGCGAGAGATGTCGAGCGGATTGGTTGGGGATTGGGATCGAGGCCCCGCTTGCGAAGGCTCACGCCGATGAGCCTGCGACGCGTCGCAACGCTACCGGCCGAGGGGCCAAGCACCGTGCGCGTCCCCCTCGTCGGGCCCGCGCTGTGTGCCGGCTTCCCGTCGCCCGCCGACGATTTCCTGGAGGGCGCGCTCGAACTGCCGCGCTGGCTGGTGCCGAACCCGCCTGCCACCTTCCTGATGCAGGTGCGCGGCGAGAGCATGCGCGGCGCCGGCATATTCGACCGCGATCTGGCCTGCGTCGATCGTAGCCTCACCGCCCAACACGATAGCGTGGTCGTGGCGGTGGTCGATGCGCTGCTGAGCTGCAAGCGCTACCGCATGGAAGGCAACAGGCCGCGCCTCGCCTTCGATAACCCGGACCTGCCGACCTTCGCCGTCGACGAGGCGAGCGAAGTCGAGATCTGGGGCGTGGTGCGCTTCACCGTGCGCTGGCATCTCGCGCGGGGGCGGCTGACGTGAGCAGACCGGGCGACAGAGCGCGTGATCGGATCGGCGGCGGCCGGGCCGTCGCGTTGATCGACGGCAACAGCTTCTATTGCTCCTGCGAGCGCGTGTTCGATCCCAAACTCGCCCGCGTGCCGGTGATCGTGCTGTCGAACAACGATGGCTGTGCGATCGCCCGCACGAGCGAGGCGAAAGCCCTCGGCATCCGCATGGGCGAACCGTTCTTCAAGATCCGTGATCTCTGCCGGACCCAAGGCGTGCGGGTCTTCTCGTCCAACTACACGCTCTATGGCGACATGAGCGGGCGCACGAACGCCGTCTACCGGCAGTTCAGCCCGCGGGTGGAGATCTACTCGATCGATGAGAGCTTCCTCGACCTGTCGGACGTGGCCCCCTTGCTCCGGGGCGAACTAGCTCGTGACCTTCGCGCCACCGTGCGCGCCTGGACCGGCATCCCGACCTGCGTCGGGATCGGGCCGACGAAGACGCTGGCCAAACTCGCCAATCACATCGCCAAGACCGTCCCCGATCTCGATGGCGTCTGCGATCTGACGGATGTCGCCGCCTATGAGCACTGGCTGTGCCGGGTGGAGGTCGGTGAGGTCTGGGGCATCGGCCGGGCCTCGCTCGCCAAGCTGGAGGCGATGGGCGTCGAGAGTGTCGCGGATTTGCGGGACCTCGATCCCCGGCCGGTCCGCAAGGGCCTGACCGTGGTGGGCGAACGCATCATCCACGAACTGCGCGGCCTCGCCTGCTTGCCGCTCGACCTCGTGCCGGCCCGGCGGAAGGGCTGCGCCGTGACGCGCTCGTTCTCCGCACGCATCACTGACCGGGCGACGCTGGAGGAAGCAGTTGCTGCCCACGCGACCCGTCTCGGTGAGAAGCTGCGTCGGGAAGGCCTCGGCACCGATCACGTCACGGTCTTCTATCATACGAGCGAGCACGACCGGGACGCGCCGCAGCGC